ACGCGAGCGGCAGCGGAACATGGGCAGCGGCAGGTGGTGGTGCAGCATGGGGAGACATTACAGGAACTCTAAGCAGTCAGACGGATCTGCAATCTGCGCTCGATACAAACGCAACTGCTATAGCTACTAACACTGGCAACATAGCTACTAATACGAGTGATATTGCTGACTTGGAGGACTCTACGGAGTCTATTGCTACTGTAGTAACTGGACTTTTACCAACAGGAACAGGAGATAATACAGCTAAAATTCAAGCAGTAATTGACGCAGTTGCCGCAGATGGCGGCGGCGAAATTGTCATCCCTGCTGGAGTCTGGGACATTGCTTCAACGATTGAAATTACTACATCAAACATTCGCCTGCGTGGTGAAGGTGGTGGCTGGAGTCAAGACACGGGAACTCAAGGCGAGCAGGCTACGACTACCCTTAATTGGACAGGGGGTGAAGACGTATCTACTGTATTAACCGAGTCTGCCACTATGACTATCTCTAATAATGGAACGACTTTAACGCCTAGTTCCATGAGCGGATCAGAGCATGAATATCAAGGATGTTTTATATATTCTACTACTGGAGTAAGTGGACGCGATTTTATTTTAGATAACTCAACAAGTAGCTTTGAGATAAGCCCTACTTCAAACATTGGTTGGGGTAGCTCTACTGCGTTTAGGGTTGTCATTCCTACTGCAATGATCGAGGTTAAATCAGTATACGCTTCTGGATCGGGAGATAATGACCAGCAGATTACGGGGTCTGGAGTTTCTAGAATACACTTTGATGCGACTGGAGCAGCTTTCGGGCTTCGCGTTATTGCGGCTCTTAATGGCGTTTATGATGATCTATCTTTCATTGAACCTACGCAGGGAGCGATCTATATGGGCGTAAAGAATGTAGATACGCTCAATAAGCCTGCCGCTATTTCCCAAGACCCTCAGTTTAATATATTTAGTCGCATCGTGAGCCGAGGGTTTCTTGGGGGGTCAGTCGGAGGAATGCTTGTTTGCACAGGCATCTCAGACTGGGGATCAAATACTTCATTCAACACATTTAAAGATTTACGAGCCTTCATTAAAAATGGAGACGCATTCGTCCTTGGATCATCGGATGCAAACATGTTTGAAAATGCTCTAGTTCATAGAGCAACAGGGGGAGACGGTGAAGCTGTCTTACTCTTAGGTTCTAATGTATCAGATAGCGATATTCCAAGATCAAATAAATTTCATCATTTTGGGTCTGCTAATGGAGGAGATATAATTTGCTACGGCACTGACACATTTAGTTATGCTTCACGCAACAATGCCTTCCCTTGGCTCAATACAGAAAACAACACTCCCTTGCCAACAATAGAAACAGGAGCAAGTTGCTATTACGATACAGACAAGGGGTTTGAGTTCTTCAAGAAAACGGCTGGCTTGGTAGTGGGAACAAACACTGCCAACATGCAGTCTGCAAGAGATGATTATGGTGCTGAATCTCTGCACATAACAAACAGCGCTGACAGGCACGTAGTTTTATCAACTACCGCAGGAGATAAATGGCGAAACTTTTTAAATAGCACTGGTGATTTTGTTATTAGCAGGATTTCTGGAACTGGTATAATTAAATTGATACAGAAGGTTTCCATCGTCGGGGAGCGGAAAAAAATCAGAGAATTTGCCAATGGAGATGTTAATGTTCAGGAAAATGACAACACAATCCTACTCTCAGCTACAACAGCAAACGCTAAAGCAATCTTGCCAATATCACCAACAGACGGAGACATCTATACAATCAAGTGTCTTGACGCAACATTTACTGCGAGCATTGGCAAAAATGGGAATCTGATTGAAGGAGCAAATACAAATTACACCATGACGCTAAATGAGTCATTGACGCTTCAATTTTATGACGGGAATTGGAACATTATCGGTCAAAGCTAATAATTAACAATGCAGGACATCGTATACAAATCAACAATCGGAACAGGGGGCTTTATCGCTACTATCGAACTCGGTCATATCAATGAATTACTAGGACTAGTTGTAGGTCTAGCGACCCTAGTCTATATGACAGCTTCGGCAGTCAAAGCGATTAAAGAACTAAAAGAGAAAGATTAAAATTATGACTCCAGAACTACTAGCAATGCTCGGAGGCAGCGTCGGCGGCTTCGTTATGAAGATGATTGCAAACCAAGCGGACACGCAGGCTCGCCAGCCAGAAACACTTGAACACTGCCAGATCCGCTTTTAAATGAAGCGCGGGAATAACTACATCATCTATAAGGACAAGCAGATCGCGATGATCGGTAAAAGCGGATCGTCCGCTATCGCTAAGGCTATCTATCAGCATATAGGTCATGTGATCACGAGCGCAGAGTCTAATTTAGAATCTAATTCTCCAGGATGGCAGAATGTAGTTCCTCAGACGCAGAATCCAGATCGTCCAATGATACCAGTCAGAGATCCTATCGAACGTTTTAGATCTGCCTGCGCTCAAGAAGACAGAACAGCAGCACAGGAAATCAGCAGACTCGAGAGAGGTCGCCAAAGCTATCACACTAAGCGCACAAGCTCTTATCTAGTCGAAGGGGCGAGACTGTATAAGTTCCCAGAGCATATTAAAGAAATAGCTCGCGATCTAGATCTGCTCGGAATTGAAAGAGTCAATGACTCTAATAGTAACAACAGCCCGAAGCCTATCTTAACAGACGATGAGATAAAGAGAGTCGAGGAACTTTACGCAGACGATATAAGTCTATACAACTCTATAGAAAATGCAGGACAGATTTACTGCTAGAACTTAACATGAACGAGCAACTATTCGAACACTTTAAAATCTGGGGGACTCTAGGAGTCGCTCAGATGACAGCATCCATCTCGAGCGCGAACGATCTAGCTAGCATCTTCGCTCTTCTCTGCGGAGGCATCGCGTCGCTCGCTATCGCATGGTGGCACATCTTTAAAAAGTAAAAATATTATGACTCCAGAACTACTAGCAATGCTCGGAGGCGGCGTAAGCGGCTTCGTTATGAAAATGATAGCAGCTCAGACGGAGAGCCAAGCTCGACTATTCGAACGCATGATCGCCAGACAGACTGTAGCAGATGATTCTGCAGACAAAGCAGCAGCTCGAGGCGGAATTTATATGCGTCGATTTATTACTGCTGCAGTTATATTCGCTATCGTCCTCGCTCCGTTCGTGTTCGCTTTTACGGATATCGGAGTCAGCGTCCAGAGAGAGACTCATGGAGTCTTCGGATTCTTTAAAGCAGTAAAATGGGACACCATCCAAGGATTCGTTATCTTGCCAGAGATCCGTCAGACGGCTCTAGCGATCGTCGGCTTTTACTTCGGATCCTCGCAGGTCAAATAGGAGAAGAGAGAGCTAAAGATCGGCTGCTCTAAACGTCGATCGAAACAGTAAAAAAAAATATGACTCCTTCGCAACAGCTCGCCGTAGACGTATATCTAGAAGCAGGATCTTATCGCAAGGCTGCTAAAATCTTAGGACAGAACGAATCGACTGTCCGCAATAAGATAAAGCGGCTAGAGAAACTAGGGAAGGTTCCCTGGGGATCTCCTGCTCCTAGTCCGAATCATTTAGCAGTAAAGAGTTCGACCGTCCAGTATAACGGGAAAGGCGAGGTTATCCAGGAATGGCGGCGGCAGTTTCCGACTCTCGAGCTAATGCAGGACGTCGTAGACGGACTCTGCGAGCAGGTGAAGGGTAAAGGGAAGGTCTCGAAGTTTAAAGCCGCTAAGAACACAGGAGAGGACATTCTCTACGAGATCGATCTCTTCGATGCTCACGTAGGAATGTATGCGGACGAGACGGAGACGCTCGATAGCGACTATAACTGCGACATCGCAGCGCAGCGCATGGTCGAAGCTACAGAGGCTCTAGCTAGTCGAGCGAATAAGCCTGGTAAATGCGTCCTAGTCTTCGGAGGAGATATGCTGCACGTAGATAATAGGAGTAATCAGACTCCAGGGAGCGGACACGTTCTCGACGCGGACAGCCGATATCATCGGATCGTAAACTACATTATAGCAGCCTGCACTAAATGCGTCGATATAGCCGCCAGGATAGCCCCAGAGGTCGAGATCGTCGTCCTAGAGGGTAATCACTCCGCACACTCCGAGCTATGGCTAGGACAGGTCCTTAAGGCTTACTATGCTAACTGCGATAACATCGAGATTAAGACTACTCCTAATCCTCGTAAGCATTTAATCTGGGGCGACAATTTGCTATTGTGGGCGCATGGCGACAAGATCGCTGCGCATAAATGGTCGATGATCATCGCAGCAGAGTTCGCCAGGGAATGGGGACAGACAAAGTATCGCCATCTAAAATGCGGACACGTTCATCACAAAAAGACGATCGCTCCTGTCATCGTAGACGAGCAGAGCGGACTGGTCGTCGAATACCTGGAGGCTCTATGCGCTACGGATGCCTGGCATTCTGGAGCAGGATTTGTAGGGTCCCAGAAGGGGGCGAGCGCGTTCGAGTATCACAAGACGGAAGGACTGCTAACCCGTCACTTTAAGACTGTATGAGGATCATAGCTTTAACTGGTCCGAAGCAGGTCGGGAAGTCTACGGTCGCTACAGCGATCGCAGACTCTCTAGACGTAGAATCTCATATTCTATCCTTCGCGGATCCTATGCGAGCTATGCTCCAGGCTATGGGCGTCGATCTACTAAGCCTGGTCGATCAGTCGCATAAGGAGTCTCCGATCGATGGAATCGGTAAGAGCGCGAGATATTTAATGCAGACGCTAGGGACCGAATGGGGTAGAAATCTGATCTCTGAGGACATCTGGCTCTGGTCGATGCAGCATCGAATAGATCTATCCAGGGAGCAGGGAGCAGAAGTCGTAATCATCGACGACTGCAGATTCGATAACGAAGCCTCCTGGGTCCTAGAGAATGAAGGAGACGTTATTCTTTTAAGCAGGGACGGTATAGAGTATGGGGCAGATCTTCACCCTAGCGAGATGCCTGTAAATTTTAATTTGATATCGATGTCCCTGGACGCAGGAGACGAACATAAAGCCGCAGCCTGGATCTTAAAATATGGATCATGAGTTCGAGCATGATCTGAATATATCGAGAGCAACGGAGGAAGCTCTCGAACAGGCTAAGGCTATCCTGGGAGAGTTCTTCCCGCACTTCGCTCTGGTCGTTCAATATGACGACGGCTCCGTATTGCATGACTCAGATAATACGCTAGTCGAGAAGGCTCTCTATCTCGAAGCTCTCGAGATGATTAAGGACGAGAAAGAAGCAGAGGGCATCGACTGCGAGATCGACTGGGACGATGACGACGACGGATTATCCTGGGTCGAGGACGAAGATTAAGGTCTAAAAAAAAGTGAAAAAAGTGAGATAAGGCACTTGACACTACTATTATCCTCCCTCTTAATCCTCTGTATCGAAGCGACAAACGCGACGAATTAAACACTACAAAATACACGATATGAAAGTAACAAAGAATACGAAACTCATAAAAAACTGGTATGGTCAATATGCCGCGATTATTGATTATAAACGCAAGGGCGTAAACCAAATTAAGGATTCCTCATGGGTAACAAAACGAACTGCAATTAAGCGTGCTGAAATTATACAAGCCGACATCGACGACGGATTCATCAAAGTTTAATTTTCTCTCACGGGGCGCAGCATCCTACACTGCATCACACTAAAAAAAAACGACATGGAAATTATAAAAAAATTCAACAAGATACACGGTAACTACTGCTCGAAGATGCAAGCAGTTATCGACTTCCTAGATCAAAAAGACTCGCCTCCAGTCCCTGCAGAAGTTCTCGTCGAGATTGCTAATATCCTCAAATCTGCACACTATATAAATCTTAAATCTATCTGCCTTATAGGAGTCGAATTAGAAGAGGCTAAAGAAGCTCTTAAGACTAAACTTCAGTCCCTTAATTAATATGAAAAAACTCTCTATATTTATTCTAATCTCTATCTGCTCTGCTTTCTCTTTAAACGCGCACAGCGACGAGACGATCATAGCAGCGACACTTATCCTCGAAGCAGGAGGCGAATACGCTAAAGGCTCAATGGAGGCGGTTAATGAAGTGATCTGCACTCGAGCCTGGAAGCGCAAGCTTACGCGCCGACAGGTCTGTCTACAGCGTCTGCAGTTTAGCTGCTGGAACTCTGGCAACATCGACCTGCTAGTCGCTAAGGCTAGGCGTCATATTAGATATGCAGAAGCTCTCTCGATCGTAAACAGTAACATCACAGACTACACTCGAGGCGCGGATCATTATCACGCTGACTACTGCTCGCCTTACTGGGCGTCATCGATGACAGTAACTGTCAAGATCGGTCGCCACATCTTTTACAGGTAAACTCTTGCTTGTAGAATTACATCAACAATAAAAGAGAATGATTAAGCATATCTACTACGACGATTTCATCGCATATTTTAGAGAGTATCTAGGCGATCCAGATGACTATTTATGCGAGGCAGGATACGCAGCTCTATATGATTATCTCGAGAAAGAGTATCCGTCCCGTTCTCTAGACGTTTCGTATATAATTCAATCCTATTATCAGCGATACAAAACAGACACT